GGTGTTGTTCCTTATGGTCGTTGAGACTGGTGAAGTCAAAGATTGGCCTTGGGAACGGCACGCTCTAGCTGAGTGGGACTTGTTGGTGTTTGATGGTCGTGGTGTTGCCGGCGTCCAGCCCTGTCGTATGATAGGGATGGGCGATGATAATGCTACGATTGGGGGGCAACCGGTAGATAAGGCGAAGGCTGCTGCCTGTTGGGCTAAGCTGGGGTATTCTGTTGATATTAATACTTGGGCTAGGTCCGACATGCATCAGTTCTCGTTTTGTTCAGGGTTGTTCTGGCCAATTGAAGGCGGGTATTGTTTCGGTCCTAAAATAGGCCGCGTGTTGAGCAAGTGTGGTTGGCAGCGTGAGTCACGCGGCAATGACATGGCTTATATGCGCGGTGTCGCTTTGGGTCTGATTAATAATGTTTGGCACGTTCCAGTGTTGAACATTTACATGCGCGCTGTCTTGAGGCTCACCGAGGGTAAATGTAAGAATGCTAAGCCCGAGGTGGATTTTCACCGGTTTAACGTTGCTAATAGGCATGAGCCATGCGATGCTGGTTTGGTCATGTTGAATCAACGTTATGGGTGGGGTGAAGTTGAGTTATTTGAGTTCGGGAATTTGTTGGATCAGGTGACCGAACTGCCGTGCATGGTTGTTTACCCACCGTTGGAGCGGTTGTTTCAAGCTGATTCGAGTGCGTATGATTTTGATTGTACACCTTTGGGTGCGCCGTGGTCTGTCAAGCCTGTTATCAAGGAGTCGCCCTTTTGCGGGCAGCTGGGAGGGAAACCCAGCCAGTTGCCTGTTGGGGACGATGTTCCAGTTGATGTTCGGGATAAGACAATTCGCATGGTTGATGCTGTTGATAACTGTTTTTATTGCAAGCAAGATGGTCACGATGGTAACGACTGTCCTCAGCTTGCCACGCTTTTGTGCTTCAATTGTGGGCGGAAAGGGCATGTTGCTGGGCATTGCGATGCTCCTGAGAACAGCAGCATTCGCCCAG